ATAGATAACTAAATCTTCTTTACCATACACTGTGTTAGGGATAGAGTTTACTAAAGCATCTAACTTAGTCAACACGTTAGCTGAAGTGATAGAACCAGAAGCTGTAGATTTAACTACTGCACCTGCTCCACCAGCTGCTGCTGATGCTGATAACGCTGGAATTAAACCTGCGAATTGTCCGTTAGTTGATGCTGAACCTGCCCAAATAGAAGTTTCAGTTGCTTGAGCTACTTGACCTCCAACATAAGAGATTAAGAAGTCATTGAAATCTTTAGGAATTTCATCAAATGCTGAATATCCTAATTGTAATGCTTCCCAAGATGCTACGAAGTTTTGCTTACATAGTTCTAAGTTAACTTGTAATTCTTTTGGTTCGATTACTCTTTCAGAAAGAGCTACAGTACCAGAAGTTACGAAGTTACAAGAAGCATCATTTACTATGCTATCTACAGCGATTTTTTGGATAACTTGCTTATACTTCACGTTTGGCATGATAGTAATGTTCTTGTTGTCCAATGTCTTTGCAGATAACAACGCTGCTGCAATATATTTGCCAGCAAATTCACCAGAATATGTATTCTGTGTAAAAATAGGTTGTTCACCCGCGAATTTTGTTGTTTTTCTCATTGTTAATGATTTTTGTTTGTTTATTTATAAAGTTTTGATAAGAAAGTAGATTGTGAATCTGCTGATTTCTTACCATAATTTGTTTTCATTGCTGATAATTTAGTAGCTTCTTCCTCAACAGGAGCGCCATCTAATTTAGGTAATTCTTCTTCATCAGCATCTTCATCATCAGTTGGTTCATCACCATCTAATTTTACTGCTGAATACATAGAAGAATTATCTTCTACTTTTACCTTTTCTGCTGGTTTGGTAGAATCAATTAAGTCTTCTTTTACCATTTCCATCATTTTCTTTTCTAATTCTTCAATTCTATAAGAAAGTTTTTCATAAACTTCACTCATTGTTTGAGGAATATCCTGTGGTTCTTTAACTTCTGCATCAGGTGTTTCAGGTGTAGAGATATCATCACCAGCCATAGAATCCATTTTAACGGCTTCATCAGTTGCTGGAGTTTCTTCTTCTACATTGCTTCTTTCAACAATTTTACCATCTTGAGTTTGTACTTGGATTCTTACATCGTTTCCTTCAGAATCTTTAAGAACAACTTCATGCTCACCATCAGGTGCTGGAGTTTTAGTTCCATCTTCATGTACTACTTCTACCATTTCTCCCAAATCAAATGTTGGAGATTGTAGGATTGTACCATCAGCTAATTTAGCATCCGTAAATAGGACTTCTTCCTTTACTAAAGAAAGAGCTATAGCGATTTTATTTAATACATCTTTTGCGTTCATATTATTTTTGATTTAATTATTTAACAATTGTTTGTTTTTTTGTATTGATTTTTAATCTATTTTACCATATAATGTAAATGTACCATTTGTCTGATAGTAAAAATATTTGTATCCATTTTGCTTTACATAGTAAGACCAAGTTCCAACATAATCAAATATATCGTTAGGGTCATACATTCTTAACATACCAACACCATCAGCTCCACAACCAGAAGTTGTACCACCCGGATTAAATGAATCCCATCTAAATCCAGCACCACCACCACCTGAGTTTGTGAATGCATTTACATCAGAAGGAGAACCCTGTCCCCAAGGAAAATTCCAGTTAGGAGAAGCAATATTTCCAGACCTTCCATTATCACCTAATGGTGTATCTCCACCTTTAGTGCCGGCTTGAGCCCAATATATTTCATCAACACCATTTACTAAACTATCATACGGAGAAGTTGTACCATTGGGAGCAGGTATTGAACCAGTAAATGCTCCACCTAATCCACCAATCGCACTATCTACTATTGATGATTGATAAGATAAAGAAGATGATGTACCATTTGTACCTGTTGCTCCTATACTACCACCACCAACTCCTTTAGTACCAACACTTATAGTTGCAGTAGTACCATGTATAAATGAAATTGAGCCTGATGATAAAGCACCGCCTAAGCCGCCATTACCACCAACTGCACCATTACCAGCATTACCACCACCACCAGCACCAACTAACAAATATTCAAAGTTAGTAGTAAGTACAGGCGGAATAGCTCTACGCTGGCATTCTATTATGTTTAAATTTAGGTTTAACATATACTATCTAAATGCGATTATTGAAGCTGCTGTTGAAGATGCAGATACTGCTGCAATTGCGCCAGGAATAAATCCAGAGCAAGATACAAATGTCAGTACTGAGTTATCGTAAGTTTTAACTACTAATCTTCCAGTTTCTCCAACATATAATCCACCAGCTACAAAACCCCATTGAGGTCTATCGCCAGAAGCAGATGCAAAAGTTGAACCTGAAATAGGAGTTACAGCTACACCACCAATAAATTGTGGATTTGTTACATATGATTGTTGAGTTTCTAATTTCATATTTTGTTTATTTTATAAGTTTAACAATTATAGATTGTTTTTTATTGATTAAGAGCTAGTCCTACTCTACTAGCCATTGAATTATAGTTTTGTGTTTGTTCAGCCGGCGTTAATGCTCTATTGTATATTGCTGTAAACATTAATTTACCACCCATTGGATATACTGGAGAATCTCCAGCAATACCTAAACCAATATTAATAGCAGTTGTATTATTTGCATTAACAGAAGCTGTTACAGCTGAAAGTTGATTTAAGTTTGAATATGTTTTAAGAACACTTCCACTTCTAATATGTTGTACACATAACCAGCTTCCAGTTACCCAAGGATTCATTATTCTACTTCCAGTTGTATTATTATTTGGAGAACCAAGTAACCACATACCACCGACACCATAGTTATTAGGGTCAGTTGGATAATTTCTACCCCATAATGTACCCCATCCAGAACCATCAGCAAATGAGCTTTTCTCAATAACACCAAAGTTATCACTTCCACCACCCAAATTATCATCAATAGTCATCCAATATTCAACAGTAAATTCACTACCAGTTCCAAATACAGCTAATGATGTACTATGTGTTACACTTGCTGAATATAATGTATTAGCAGGGAAATCAAAGTATCCACCTAATGATGATGTCCAAACATTATTAACATTTTGTAATTTAGCATTATTTGAATTACCACTTAAGTCAAACCAATTTGTACCTGAACCTGAATAAGATGTACGATTTGCTGCATCTAATAATAATACAGAACCAGATGTAACTGGAGATATACGATAATTTTGTAAAACATCATCCATTCTTTTAGCTCCTAACATCACATCATTTATCAAAGTATTTCCTACATAAACTAAGTTCATAATTTTTTATTTATTTATTAATAAGGATACCCAAATCTATCTCTTTGAGCTAACCAATTTTTTTGTATTTCTTCAGGTGTTAATTGTCTACTATAATTCATTACAGGTCCTATTCTACCAGTCAGAGTTTCAGATGCGTAGCCTGGGTCACCACTACCAATATCAAAAGCTTTGTTTGTTGCTGCTGATGATATTGCTGAAGTTAATATCGTTCCAACTAATGTACCATTTTTATATACTACGGCATTTGCAGTTGTACTTAAATTAACTGAAAATTGCCACCATGTATTTATTGTTACTGGTGTTGATATTGTAGTAAATCCACTACCATTATAAATTCCAATTGTACTAGCATTTGGATTTGTGTGAATTGAAAATCTAGTACCTGATGTACCAGTTGTACTTCTTTGTCCAACATTTACAAATTGAATATTGCTATTCAAAGTTGGATATACCCACCATGTTACATTACCTGAAGTCCAATCTAAATCAGTTGCTGCAGATACTGAAAGTTTACCCAATGTACCATTTGTAAAAGAATAGTAGGCTGGTAATGCGTTTGAATATCCAACTCCACTACCAGAAGTAATAGCAGGTGTTCTACCACTCTGCTCTACCATTGAACCAGTTGCTGAATCAATCTGAGGGTCATAATATCTAATCAAACCCTCATTTACAATAGTATATTGTCCATATGAACCTAATCCTAACATTATACGAATTTTTTAGATGCAACAAGGTACACATTAGTGCCATCCACTGCTACAAGTGATAATATATCCACATTACCCGTTCCTTGCGTAGGTCTATATAAAGAACCTGAAGGTTGTTTAACATTTGTACTAAACGATGCAGTTGCGTTACCAACGGTTGTTAATACTAATGTTGCTGTTTCGCCAGGTTGAATACCAGTGATATTAAAGAATGTTGTTGATGCAGATACTAACGATGTATAGTATTGTGCAGCTGCTAAGTTAATAGAAGCTGTATTTGATACAATAGCTGCTGATACCACATTTCCAGCATAACTTCCGGTTATTGTTATTGAACCAGATATAATTGCTGAACCAGTGAATGGGAATCCACTACCACCACCAGCTATTATAATTGATGCTGTATTTGCTGATACACTTGCTACAACTCCACTACCACTAAAGTTTAAGAATGTAGCCGTTCCTTGCGCTGTACCTTCATCTGCTATTGTGATTGCCGAAACATTCACAGTTGTTGTTACACCAGAAGTTCCTGATGAACCAGCAGTTCCACTACTTCCGTTTGCTCCTGCTGCTCCGTTTGTTCCGTTAGCACCAGCTGCTCCGTTTGTACCACTTACACCTGATGTGCCTGATGTACCTGATGTTCCATTTGCCCCTGCTGTTAAATTACTTCCACTAATAACATACATTGTATTAGGGTCTGTAGTTGCTGATGCAGCTAAACTAGCATAAGAAGCTGATGTTAATGTTACAATATGTTGAACGGCTGGTACAACAGTGTATATATCAGTCACGTTATCAACTATACTACCACTCAATGAGCCTGTTTGTATTGCTATTGAACCAGTCACACCCAATGAACCAGTAATTTGTGCACTACCAGTATAAGGGAATCCAACTCCACTACCACCTCCAGTATTTACATTGATTGAAGCAGTTCCAGCACTTACTGATGCAGTTATGTTAGCACCAACAAAATTCATATATGTTACAGCTCCTAATGTTGTACCTTCTTCACCAATTGTTAATATTGTTGAAGTTCCTGATGTACCACTACTTCCAGAAGAACCTGATGAACCGGATGAGCCGTTAGCTCCTGCAGCACCATTCGTACCATTTACACCATTTATTCCAGAAGTACCTGATGAGCCACTACTTCCACTACTACCTGATGAGCCAGAAGTTCCTGATACTCCACTTGTTCCAGCACTACCATTAGTTCCACCACCAACATCTACTCTTGCTAATGTAGCAATTATTGAAGGTATAGCTGGTTGTGAACCTGTTGCAGGTAATGAAATAAGTTGAACATTTGCATCAGTTGCTTGCCATACAATTTCTAAATAATCCCCAACATTCAAATATTCCATAAAGTTCCAAGCAGGAACTACTCTTGTTGCTTCTACACCACCATCCAATCCAATACTTGTATTTGACCAATCAATATTTAAACCATTCTTTTTAAACCATATTTCTAATGTATCAGTTCCACTACCAGAAATTCTTTTTGCTTGTGCTGAAAATTGTAAATTATATACACCAGCTGCAGAAACTTTTAATGCTGAAGAACCTGATAAAAAAACATCTTGTGAATAATCAGTATTAGAGAATGTAACAATATGTGGAGTATTAGCTGAACCTGATTGTGTTGTTTCATCATGGAATGAACCATAAGAACCTGTAATCCAATAAGCGTTACCACTCAATCCAGATGAACCTGATGAACCATCTTTACCAGATGTACCACTACTGCCGCTTGAACCACTGCTACCAGAAGAACCTGAAGAGCCATTAGCACCAGCTGCTCCGTTTGTTCCATTTACACCATTTGTACCATTTATGCCAGAAGTACCTGATGTTCCAGATGAACCAGCTGAAAGATTACTTCCACTAATGATATACATTGTATTTGAATCAGCGTTTCCAGCTGCTACTAAACTAGCATAAGAAGCTGATGTTAATGTTACAATGTGGTCTACTCTAGGTACAGTTGTATAAACATCTGTCACGTTATCCACAACTGAGCCACTCAATGAGCCTGTTTGTAAAGATATAGAACCAGTTACTCCTAAAGAGCCTGTTATTTGTGCTGAACCAGTAAATGGAAATCCACTACCAGCTCCTGCTACTATTATTGATGCAGTTCCGGCATTTACAGTTGCTACAACACCACTTCCACTAAAGTTTAAGAATGTTGCAGGTCCTTGTGCAGTACCTTCATCTGCTATTGTTAAAATTGTTGTTAATCCAGAAGTACCTGAAGTTCCGTTTGAGCCGGCTACTCCATTTGTTCCATTGATACCATTAATACCTGAAGAACCACTGCTACCGCTTGAGCCACTACTTCCACTACTACCGCTTGAACCAGATATTCCTGATGAGCCACTACTACCACTGCTTCCACTACTTCCAGAACTACCCGAAGAACCGGATGTTCCACTACTGCCGCTTGTGCCACTGCTACCGCTACTTCCGCTTGAACCAGAAGAACCTGAGCTACCACTACTACCTGATGAACCATTTACACCGCTTGAACCTGATGTGCCATCTATACCGCTTGAGCCACTACTTCCGCTTGAGCCACTGCTTCCACTACTTCCGCTTGAACCGGATGAGCCACTACTTCCATTTACACCACTTGAACCCGATGTACCATCAATTGCTGATGTACCACTACTTCCTGAAGAACCAGCCGTACCAGACGAACCTGATGTTCCACTACTTCCTGAACTTCCTGAAGTGCCATTAACACCGCTACTTCCACTACTACCACTTACTCCACTACTACCACTTGAGCCGCTAGAACCACTGCTTCCTGAAGAACCAGCCGTACCAGACGAACCTGATGAGCCTGCAGTACCAGACGAACCCGATGTGCCATTCACTCCACTACTACCCGATGAACCCGATGAACCAGCCGTTCCACTACTGCCAGCCGTTCCACTACTTCCTGAACTTCCCGATGAGCCTGCAGTACCGCTAGAGCCACCAGTACCAGAAGTTCCTGATGTACCTTGTACTAAAGCAACACTAATAGTACCAACACTTCCACTTAAACTTGCTGTAATATTATTACCAACAAAGTTTAGAGTTAATGCAGTACCTAATGGTGTACCTTCTTCCTGTAATTTAATACCACTTCCAGAAACTGTCAATGCGTTTACTGATGCTGATATAGCATTTGTTTCTGATTGTAGTGTTAAACTATCAATCATATCAATATTGAAGTTTCTAGTAATTGTAGGAGTAATAAACCCTATATCATTATTTGGAAACGATGATTGGTTTTCTGCTTTTAATTGGGCCTTATTTAATTCAGACATTTATCTTTAATTTTTTAATTAGATGTTGTACCTATATCAAATCCAGTAGAGAATCCAGTACTAAATGCTCCTCCAATTCCTCTTGTTGATGCTGTTCTACCTATTGATTGATTTATCAATGCACCTTCACAACATTCAGTTGAATAAACATCTGCATCTTTACATAAACAAGCTCTACGCTTATTATGTGGAATTGCTCTACCTCTAGTTGGACCAAAGTAAATACCAGTCCACTTTCTCATATTACGTGTGTACGATGGTGTTGGCATTTCTTATGGGTTTTGATTATCGTAAGTTACAGGTGCCGTATTTCTACCATACACTAATCCAATTCCTTGCTCCATCAAATAACCGTGACAGCATTTAAGAGAATAGTAATTTCTATTAATACACAAACATCCAGCCTTTCCTCTAGCAGTACCATGTAAATTTCTATTTGGTTGCTGATAGCCTACAGTTGGATGCTCCTTTTGAGGTGCTTCGGGTTGTCCGGGTTTTAGAATAGGTAATCCTGGCATTCTGATTTCTTTATTGATTTAACAACTAAAGGAATAAAAGTAATAAACACTATGCCATCTTCTTCATTGCTTCCTTATGTATTAGGTTTTCTAATTCTATTTTATCTGCATCAAATGCCAATTTCATTAAGCACATCTCTAATGGCATGTTAGTTATTTCTTCAATTTTGAGGATATTTCCGTTTGCGAGTTGGATAAGTGATGTATAAGATTTCCACTTCTTTCCAAAATTGATTGCATGCTGTGTGGTATTTCCATCCCCATCTCCTTGGTCAAAGATTTCGGGATAAAACTCAATAAGTCTTTTAGTAAAGTTTTGAAAAAAAAAATTGCTCCAAAGTGTACATCCATAGTAACATCTAAGAATTTGCTACCATCTATTTTAGCTTTATAAGGTTCTATATCATAAAGCTTACCAACCTTCTTTGTTACAGGTCTATATAAGATACTCATTATATCAGCCCACTTATCGTTTATCTCTATTGATTCGTATTTGCTGATATCCACATAAGCACCATAACTCATTTGTGATAGGTTAGGTTCAAATCCATATTCTACACCATCTATTGTAATAAACTTTTGTAGAGGTAATTCTACATCAGCTAAGAATGATGTCATATCATTTACTATTGCTGAATAGGTGTTCATATCCAAACCCTGTATGTACTCAACAGGAAACTTACATAGATGATGAAACATACAAGCTAATACAGCCTCATGCTCACCAGCGTATGCATCCATATCCTTTTTTAAATCAATGTATTGCTTTAATGTAACGGCTGCCCAATTCTTTGGTACTTCTATCGTTACTGCTCTTTTTTCTACTACCATATTAAAATTGTTTCTTTTCTCTGTATTGTTCTGGATTCATCAATGTAATATCATCGTTTAACTTAACACTAATTGGTTGTGATTGTAAGGATTGCATATTCATCATTCGTGCTTGCATTTCAATTAATTTGTTATCAGCACTTACTCTTTGTGTCTTTAATGTAATACAATATCCTTTCAATTGTTCTACATTTGATTGTAATCCTGCAATCTGTGCTTCTAAGTGTTGAATGTAATTAGCCATCTCTAGAAAGTCTTCTTTCTTAAGGTTATTCAAGTCTACATTTAATTCTTTATCTTCCATTGTTATATATATTTATATATTATCTTACGCTTATTATGTATTTGCCGGCTGATGTTGCTTTATTACTTAACTTCATCATACATGCATAACGAGCAGCATCAATAAGGTGATTATTAAAATCTACCGGCTTATCTAATTGCTTACCGAATCTATCACTATCCCACTCATACGAATAGAATTCATTGATTAGATTCTGACATGTCTTTGGTATGTTTATCTTATAGTTGTTCATTACCTGAATACCAAAGTTAATACTATCCTTACCCTTTATTACAGGTCTTATGTTCCATCCTAAACGATATAGCTCATCTATTAGTCTTGGTTCTGCTGAATCTGCCCATATCTCTTGTCTACCAGTTACCACACCTTTCAACATATTATCTATATCGGATGTAACCATTCCTTTCTCATAGCAATGCTCTACAATGTATATCTCACCATCATACTTCCATATAGAAGCTAATGCAGTTGGGTCTGATGAATAACCAAAGTCCAAACCAAATGCTATAAACTCTGCTTCATTTGGTAACCAGTCTATTGTATTAAATTCAAATATAGCTTTCTCATTACCCACATACTCACCTAATCCATATACCTTCCATGCTTTTGGATTATTATGTTGTAATTCCTCAATTGCTTTACGGACTGTAGATTCTAAATAAGGATTGTTCTTATATGTTGTAAAATAGCGTGTTACATCCTGCTGTTGTCTAATCCAATGATAAGGAGATATAGTAGGATTGTAAGAAAGAATAATAGGACCTGTTGTACGAATTTGTAGCTGAAAATAAGATTCTTCATCAATTTCATTAGCTTCCTCAAGCCATAGTATAGTAGATTTAAGTCCACGGAGTTTTTCAGCATCGTCAGTTGATATAAACTGAATAACACTATTGGTATAAAAGGTGTATATTCTATCTGATATATTAAAATCGTTTTCATTCCATATTCCCAAGCTCTGCATAACATCTTTAAAATCTTTCATCACAGTTCTCTTTAAGCTTGGAATTGTTTTACGAACTATGGTGACATCTTCTTTATTTTCTAAACATTTAACAATTATCCATTGTATCAATGCCCATGTCTTACCACTACGAGTTCCTCCAATGTGATGGGTTACGCGTGTTGGACTATCATTCTGATTCTGATAAGTGATTGTAGTATTAATCTCTAGGTTCATCTACTATCTTTTGTGTTACATTAACTGATATCTGATGTATTCTTTGTTCTATCTCTGCTTTAACTTCCGTTCTTGCTAATTTAGGTAGAACATACTCCATCATCTTTAAGGATAGCTCTATTGCTCTTTCTGGGTCTTTCTTTCTAATCTTTTCTAAATCCTCCGCTATTGTATTCAAAGTATTGTTTGCAGCACGAGCTAATGTTACTTTCATCTGCTCAGTTGAACGATTGAGTGCTCCTTTTGGTCTGCCTGTTGCTAACTTATTTCCTTTTTGAAATGCCATAGTTAATTGGTGTTATTTAAACATTTATATATATTTTAACACATTACCTCATCTTTATATTGATAGGTTCAGGAGACCACCTTAAATTAAGATTTAAATGGGTTCTTAAGAGTATCCCTTAAATGTTTTTTTGTTTTCTTTATATGTAAGAAGCCTGTACTCTTACAAATACCAATTTCCTTTGATAATTTATCTAATGTCATATTATCTTCAAAGAAATATATTTGAGCTAACTTAGAACTAGCCCATTTGTTTGTGTATTCCATCTTCTTTAATTCGGATACTACTTCATTATAACATGCTTCTAATCTTTCATCCTTATCTATATCATATTCGGATTCTACATCATCCCAATCTTCATCCAATGGTGTGTTTCTTTTTTGTACTTTAGTTCTATTAAGGAATCTACTTTTAATAAATGAGTGAGCGTACATTAAATTAAATGAATTAAGATACCATAGTGCTGGATTGCATTTCTCTGAAAGATATAGATACAAGTCTTGCACTAAGTCTTCTGCTACTTCTTTATCTTTTGCTAAGTTAAATGCTACTGCTATTAGCCAACTATGATGCTTCTTATAAAGAATATCTAGCCTATGTGTATTTTCTTTAATTCTGTCCATCTTTCTCTTTAATCCAATTTTGTAAAGTCTCCACGCAACTTCCCCAATGTCTAGCTGCTGATGAACATGTACAAGGTTGTGCAGTATTAACTCCTCTTATTGCATTACATCTTTGCCAAAAGATTCCTGCTAAGTGTGTAGGTAGTGTATGGGTAATACCGGCTAAATCCCTTTTAATGTTTTGATACTCCTCTAATGATAAGGGAGCGTATTTACTTTCTGCTGTAATAGGTGCCTGTTCCATATTAAAATAATTTTATTTGATTACATCCTCCATCATAGGCTGGATTAGTTAGGCGATTGAGCCATTGCTTGCGTTCACAGCATCCACACGAGTTCTTTCCAAATATATTTTTTGCTATGAACAGTGCTATCTTTTCTCCAAACCCGAATGTTATTACATGAATGAGGGCTTCAACCCAATCGCCTATTTTAATCCTTTGCATATTGTCCTAATTTGTTTCTTTTTACTTTTTGTACACCTGTTAATCCTTTATTCCAAGGAATTCTACCTTTTGTAGATTTACTTATTTTTTCAGCTACTAATTTATAATCTATTTTGGATGCAATTAAAGCATAATCAGTATTTTTAACTCTATCTACATAATTTGTATTTGATACAGCTTTAGCTCTTGCTTCTTTTGAATTACCTTTATCTTTTCCTTTTAATAATCTTTCAATTGAAACATAATATGGTATTGTATCAATTTTATAACCATATTTTTTTTGTAATTCTATTTCTCTATTACTAGCTTCGTATATATCAATATGAGTTTCTAATATAAAAAATTCATTTGCTTTTTGTTCTGTTTTTAATCTACGATGTAAATTATTAGTACATCCAATTTTAACACCTGGTATATGATAAATGTAGTACATATTATATTTTTTCAAAGTGAATATCTACTTCCTCTGTAGAATTTGGTAACTCATCTATTATTATTGGTTGTCCATAATGATTATATAATTGCTTAATAAAGAAACCATTTAAGTTTAACCACTTCATAATACTATAAACATTATTGTCCACACCTTTATATAACTCAACAGTATTTGATGCCTCACATCTTCCTGCTTTAACTACTCCAGCTTTATCTCCTAATGATTGTAGAACTTTTAAATCAGAACCTTGCGCATCTATATGTAAGAATTCTATTTCACTAATGTTCTCTTGCTCAATGAATGTATCTAAACGAATTGTTTGTACATCAATAGTAGATGTTTTAACAAAATCTGCTCTACCTGGCCACTTCTCATGTATATCATCACTAAATTCATTAAGAGATGAACATGCGTAATTCCCACCAGGGTCTGATAGATTAAATTGTTGTAAACCTTCCCTATCACTTACCGCATATCTTAATAGTTTATAGTTTTTGTATTCTGCATTATTTAACTTTGATATTACGAAATCAGCCATAACAGGCACTGGTTCAAATGTATATAAAAATGTATCTTCATTTGATATATACTTCATTGTATCGTTACCATCGTTTGCTCCTACTTCTATTATTATTTTTGCCATTGTATTTTATTTTGTTTTTAATGTATTGTGATAATGTAATTGATTTTCTGAACGAGTCATATACTCTAAATTAACAACTCTGTTATCATGCTTGTCACCAGATTTATGATTTACCTCTTTACCTTTAGGAATAGGTCCTAAGAATGTTTGTGCCACAACTCTATGGACTCTTCTCCATAATCGTTTTTTAGTTTTACCCTTACCAACAAAAAGACCCAAATATAAATAACCTGATGGATGAGTACGAGGTCTTAATACTCTCATTTCTCCTTTAGGATTATATCTGTATGCTACTTTTGTTGTATAAGCTATTCCCAAATTTGAGATATAGTAATCGGGCATACCGTCTATTTCTTTAATTATTTCTTTTGCCATTGTATGTTATTTTGTATGTATAAATATTAGTAGTTCTAAAAAGCACAAAAATAGGGAGCCCTTAAATGAAAAAGGACTCCCCGTATTTATAGGATAATAGTTTCGGAAAATCCAAATTTTGGCAAATGATAAAAAAACCGAAACTAATAATAATAAATATAAAACCCATAACCATTTGTATCCTATAATTTATTTAATTTCTTTTGAAGTATCTCAACCTCTCTATTAATCTCATCTAACTTATAAACAGTTGCGAACTTAGTCTCAAGGTATTCAGTATCCAAAACATCCACAAATGCACGCTTCATTTCTCTTTCTAATCTTAATTTCTTTTGTGCTTGCTCATAAGCTTCTTTATGTTGCTGATTGTGAAATGTTGGCGTATGCACATATTCCTGTAAATCTTTAATTAATTCAGCAGCATCTTCTTTATCTAACTGAAATGATATGGATAATACTAACCCATTATTTGTTTTTTTAAGTTCTAACATATTGTTTATTGTTTTGTAAAGATACGAAATTTATTCCAAACTACCAAAGATTTTATCAAATTCTTCTTCAGTCATTATAGGTTTAAATTCTCTTGTTTTAGGCTGAAGTATTTTAATACTTTCACTTACAGGTGCTTCTGCTTCTAATGGAGTATCAAATAAACTTTTGAACTTTCCATATAATTCTTCATTACTCATAACTTATTATTTTAATCATTAAAAACTGAATCAAATTCTTCTGTAGATAAAATTGGCTTAAAATCAGGAGAATTAACTGGGATATCTACAGTTTCCTTTATTTTTGTTTCTTTTTCTATAATTTCCTCTTTTTTGCTTTCCTCTACTTTAGTGTCCTTTGCTTTACTTTCTTTTAGTTTACTTTCCTTTACTTTACTTTGCGTATTAATGTTTACATTAATTGAATTATTGTTTACATTAACTACACTTCTAAGGGAGTTATTTCTGTCATAACCCTTTCTGCGAAGTAATAATGTTTCCTCTAATCTAAATGTTAATTTTTCACAATGAAGATAGCCATTTGTAATTTGAAGTAATCCTATCTTAACACAATATGAAACAATCTCATACAATTCATCAGCATCAATATCAAAATCAGGTGCTAACAATTCAATGTTTAATTCATTCCATTCGTATTCAAAGTATTCTTTTGATGTTAATAATTCCAAAAGCATATTCCATATTGAATATCCTTTATGTGAATACTTTCTTCTAAGAGCTTTAATCTTAGGGTCATCTCTCATTATAATATCGTGAGAGAAATAATCAGCGTTATGCTTTGTGGGTCTTGCCATTTTATTTATTTTTGTTTATCCTATTAATACATATTGCGCTAAACTACCAAACCGCTGTTTTGACATATAAATGTGATGAGCGGTAAATAATAAGGATAAGCGGTAAGTACTATAATACTTTTTTATTTATTACTTTATAGAATCTAATCTTACCTTCTGCCTGT